TCCGCGCGGTTGATATCCCAGTAGTCCATGTCCGTCGGCCGCGGGCGCAGCAACTGCTCGTCGGTCCAGTGCGAGAGGGGCACGTCTACGTCCGCGGGAGTCGCGACGCGAACGCGCAGGAGGCTCTTATGCAGCGGGTAGAGCGACTTGCCTGTGACAAGGACCACTACGCCGGCGGCGCGATGCCCGATGTCCTGAAGCACCCACGCGCGCCGGCAGAGGCGTTTTTCCGCCTCGTTGAAATATCGTACGAGCGTCGTATCGGACCACAGCTCGTCGGCTTCACCGTCCAGAAGGTCGGTACGATCGTCGAGGTATTCCTTCGCCGTGAAGGTGAGCATGTCCGAGAGTTTCATAGGAGTCCTATGCAGTCGTTACGACGCGCTTCCCTTCTTCGGCCATCTTCGCCTTGTACGCGAGGTATTCCGCCTCGGTCGCCGGCGCCGCTTGGTAGGGATACCGGTGCGCGGGCTGAGTGATAAGACCGCCCTCCGCTTGCAGCACGACTTCCGTCACGGCGTTGTTCAACGTATCGGCCACGACCGAATGCACGATCACAGCCTCGCCGCGGCGGATACGCCATACGAAGCCATTGACACCCACAGGGACGTATGACAGGTCCTGCTTCGAAGTGCCCTTGAAGATCGTGAGCTTGACGTACTTCTTCGGGAACCCGAGGTTGTCGAGATCCTGCACTTCGGCTTCGGGGAGGGAGGCTTCCGCGTCCTCGCGCAGCTCGGCTTCACGCTTGGCAACGGCCTCGGCCGTGTACTGGGCGAGGAGGGCTTGCTCATCGACTTGGGCTGCTGCGGCCGCTTCGGCTTGCGTGCGGAGGCGCGCTTCGACGTCGGCGGGGATGCTGAATGCTGTGTTGCCTTGCTGTGCCTGGGTATTCATGTTAGGTGTGTTTTTCCAGTTAAACTGCTGTTGGGGGGAAATTACTTCTTGCTCGCGGCCTCGCTAAAGGCCGCGTCGTACTCTCCTTCGGGCATCTGCTCAAGGCTCGCTTGCACGAGCTTCAGGACTTCTTTGACGGACTTCGCCGCGTAGCTCTTCTGGCAATCTCCACAATACGGGTCGAGTTGCGGAGGCTTCGCCTTTTTGCCCTCAGCCATCTTTTTCGCAATCATCTCCATGTCTGGTACTTCGACCTTAAAGCCGTTTTCCAGTTGTTCCACAGAGACTCGATAGTGCTTGTGCATGCGCACTCCTTAAATACTCACGGGGCCGTCACAGACGCGTGGCGACTGCGAGCGGCCCCGTGTCTTGCGCGGTAAATTAGCCCAAGATTTCCCAGGCAACCGTGTCGTTGTCACCCAGCGCATCGCCGGATGCGAGGATTGTCATGACGCCCGTCGTCTCGTTCACGACAAACGCATCGTCCGTTTCCAGAGAGCGTGTACCGTTAGCCAATGTCTTGACATAGTCGCCTTGGTTCATGCCCTTGTACCATTCGTGCGTGATGCGGGTGGTCACGTCGACCACCTTCGCATAGTTCGGGAGGAAGCCCGGTGTGATGGTCAGGACGCCGGCCGCGATGGAGGCGCCGGAGCTGCCTTGGCCCAAGGTGCCGTTCGGCACCGAGACGCTGGCGGGTGAGCCCGCGCCGGTCGAGGCGTTGACATCTGTCGCAGCAGTGTAAGTGCCGCTGATGAGGCCGAAATGGCGCTGAACAACGTCAGAGCCCTTGAAGTATCGAAGTGTGGAAGCCATGTGCTGTTCTCTCTATGAAAGGAGGTTGACCGGGCGGGGGAGGGTCACTCCCCTGCTACCGATTAGTTCGTCGCCGCGACTTCCAGCCGGACCAACCAGAGGTCGTTCAAGATCACACTGGCTTGCCAGGTCTTCCAGCCGATTGTCCCGCGTTGGTTAAGCGGGTCGCTCGAGCCGGAGCTGCCGGGGTTGTGCGCGATGATGGATGCCGCGCTCTTGCCCTTCAGCGGGACGATGCCGTAGGCATCTTGCGCGAAGATGATGACCGGGTAGACGTCGGCTTGAGTCACACCGATCATCGCACCCTTGGTGCCACCGCCTTCCAGGAACGGCGTGAAGAGAGTCGAACGCACGTAGCGCACGTCCTCGACGGAACCGATTTCATTCGCCCAGGCGACCATACCCGAATAGTTCTTCGGGTCGGTGAAGCCGGGGATGTTGCGGACATCGTTCTCGACGTCGGTGTGGCAGATGCCCACGAACGCGGCGGCGATGGATTCCTTGTTGAAGCGGGTGTCCGAAGAGACGATGGCCTTGATGTGCTTCGCGCGTTGGCGCTTCAGCGCCCGGGTGCCTTTACGCTGGAGGGCCAGCGTGATCGGCGTGTTGACGTCGGTGCGGACGGTGCCGTTCGCGTAGAACACATTGGTACCGGCCTTGACTACGTTCCAACGAAGTGTCTCGAGGGTCTCGGTCGCTTGCTGACTCAGCAGGGCGGTGTTTTCCTTCAGGACCGGGTCCTCGTGGGTGTCTTCGATGACGTCCGTGTACGGGATGAAGTCACCGTACTGCTCGATCGACACCGTGTAGTCCGTGAAGGTCGGCTTGGTACCGGCGGGGGTCACGCCTTCGACCAACGGGGTCGTGGCGAGCGGCAGCACTTCGTATCGGCGGAACTTGGCGGTCTTGGTCGACTTCGTCGGCAGGACGTAAGTTTGGCCGAACTTCTCGAGGATCATGTCCTCGTGGCCGCGCTTCAGCAAGTCCACTACCGCGTAAGCGGCGGTGCGGGGCGAAATGTCGCCATAGGTCAAGGGGGAGGCAACGGGCATTGTAGTATCCTCAGATGTGGTTGAAAGTTGGTGCTTTGCTTATTGCTGACACATCTTTGGCGTCAAGCGGGCAATGCTGTTGAAAAAAGGGTTACGATAGCGCTGCAGTCGTGTTCACGTACAGCCACTTCGAGACACCGGCCGTCAGGACCAGCATCTGTCCGACCGCGCTGAATGTGGCGGTCGTCTCGGCTGCCGGGGTACCGACTACGTTGGTCAAATCCACAGTGACGTCACCGTTGTCCGTGGTCATCTCGATGAGCTTGGTCATGCCCAGCAATGTCGCATCGGGCGCGGCCAGGGTATATGCCCCGGTACCGGTATCGGCCAGTTTGGTGATCCGCTTGAGGACGGAAATCGCACCGTCGGCGGTCAGTGTTTCGGTCTGGGCGGACTGGTCCGCAGCCGTATTCAACTCCGCGAACGTAACCGTAGCGCCGTCGAGAATGTTCAGCTCGGCAGCGGAGGCGGTCACATCGGCGATGAAAGGCGCCGCATCGAGAACATTGATGAGCTTCTCGAGGACGATCTTGACAGCAGGAAACAGATTGGCGTTGCGCAGAAACTCACGATCGACAGCCATTGCGATTACCCCTACGAGTTACTCCGCACGCGGGATGCGAGCGAATCCATATACTTCCATTCTCTCACACCCGCCCGCCCGCCGCTACCCGCGACTATTTCACTCCGGCCGCCTCGTCGAATGCCCCGTCATAGTCGTCCATCGCCGGCCCGCCCTTCGGGTTCGGCGCCGCCCGACGCGTGCTAACCGGTGCTCCGGCAGCGATCTCCTCCACCGTGGGGCCGGGCTTTGCCGACACGACCGGCTTCACTGCCGGCGCCTTGTATCCCGTCTCGGTCTTGAACCGCGTGAAGAGGTCGTTCACTTCCTTCGTGCTCCCGTCGTCGTAGACCTTCTGGTAAGCAGTTTGTAGGTATGCCGGCTGCTTCTTGATCCACTCGCCCACCAGCGGTACCACTTCGTCCGCGTCAGGGTGGGCCGCGCGAATTGCCGCCTCGTGGCGCTCTGCGTCATTTGCAGCGACGCTCGCCGCGAGCGGGTTGACCACGGCCCCCACTTGCTTCAGAGCCTCCTGCACGGCGGCGTGGACCTGGCGCTGGACGTCATGGGCCGAACTCTTCAGGCGCGCTTCGATCGCCGCATGCTGCTCGGGCCACTCCTTCTTCAGCACATCCAACGCGGCCTTTTCTTCGCTCGTAGGCTCATAGGGCTTCGAAAATGCTTCCGCCTTCGCCTTACGCTCGGCGTCTGCCGCGGCCTTCGTCTCCGCATCTGTTCTTGCCTTGGTCTCGGCGGCTACCTTCGCTTCCGCGTCGGATCGCACTTTTGCTTCCGCTGCAACGCGGGCGGCAGCTTCATCCTTCGCTTTGACTTCCGCCGCAGTTTTTATTTCCGCAGCTTCGCGCGCGGTCTTCTCCTCGGCGGTCTCTTCCGGCACAGGTTCGATCTTTGGCTCTTCTTTGACCGGTTCAATCTTTGCTTCAGGCTTCGGCTCTTCTTTGACCGGTTCGACCTTTGCTTCAGGCTTCGGCTCATCCTTCACCGGTTCTGCCTGTACTTTTTCCGCCCCCTCGATCGCGGCAGCGTCGAACGCGTCCGCAAAGTCCTTGTCCTCCACTACTGCCTCTGCCTGTGCCATTGTCATTCTCCTTGTTTGATCGGTTGTTCATCCATCAGACGGAGCAACTTCCGCAACGCGCGAGCCTCGCCTTGATATTGCAGCAACTCCTCGC